AAGTCGTCTGTGGCTACGGTCGGCCCTGGCCCAGCGGAGGATAGCCCGGTGGCTACATCGGAGCTTGCAAGTCCAATGTAGAACCCATCGGCTGCAGCCCCGTCGATCATCAAACCGTAGTCCGTCTCGCCCTCGGTCGGGATGCCGTCAATCAGCAGGGTAGCCGCCCTGGTGATGTCCCCTGTCAGGTTGTCGGTAATCCCTGGCTCGGTAATCATCACCTGGGCGATGTTGGCTATACTCTCCGTGGCCGTCTGTGTGACGCTGTTGCAATTGATTAGTATGCCGACTATTTGTGTGGTGTCGCCGCTGGCACCGGTTATGCCCTCAGTGATGTTCAGCATATGGGCTTTACTGCTCGTCCCGTCGCCGGTGTAGCCCTTGCCGAGCGTAGCCCATCCGCGAGTCACTGCTGACCGACCTATGCCGAGTGCTCCCCCCGACTCGATGGTGAGCGCACCCGCAGCGGTGCCGATCGTACCAGCATCGGTGAGGGTGAGGTTGCCCTCCAAAAATAAATCCTGCCACGCTGCTGATGTGCTCCCCAGGTCGTAGGTATCGTCGGCGGCGGGGAGGAGGTTGCCCGTGACGGTGACGGCGGCGGCTAGGGAGAGGCCGCTGCTGTCTGTGATGATTCCGTCGGTGATAACGGTATCTCCGATAGTGACATCGGTGGTTGCGTCGAGGGTCGTGACCGTGGGAGTAAGCGTCCACGCTGGAACCCCACCTGACACGGTGAGCACCGCGTTACTCGACCCGATCCCCAGCCGGATGATCTGCGTAGTGGAGGACGCATAGAGGATGTCGCCGATGGCCTGGGAGTCTATCTCATGGCCGCCGACGCTCTCGAACTCGGCCTGGGTCAGCTGGGTGCCGACGGTCTTATGTTTGAATTCGTTCGCCATATCTCTACCCTACCTGCTCGAATAATGGGACATACCGGACCACGACCGAGGCCCCGTCCGTGATCGTCGCATCGACGGCATCGTCAAAGACGAAATAGATGCGGGTGCCGTTGGGGTCGACCAGGGGCGGCGTCCCCTCCTGCTGTGGCCTCGATTGGAAGACGTCCGAGGTATCCCACAAGGAGAGCGAGGGTGCCGGGCTGATCCCGTCCAGCACCACCCGGTCCGCGGCTGATGTCTTGGAGGTGTACGCACTCCCGAAATCCACAGGGAGGAGCATGATGGCATCAACGTCGAAGGCGTCATCCCCGCTCCCGGAGACACGGTAATGGCAAAGCCGGAGCGTCAACGTCCCTAGCGTCGCCCCGTCAGGCAGTATCTGCGGAGGGACGATCAGCGTGCCGATATCGAGCCAGTGCCATATCGTGGTCCCAGCTGCGATGCTGGAGTAGTCCGCGGCCACGCTGGGGTCGTTTGTGAGTCCCCCATAGGCATACCCCATGGCGACTCCCCAAACACCACCGCCAGCATTACGCAGCCGTGCTAGGACGCGGAATGTGCCTTTACTCGGAGTGGTGATGGATTTGGTCAATACCCTCGGCGCAGCCGCGGTCCCGTAGTCGCCTTTGACGGCGATACCCAGGACGGCCCAGACTCCGTCCCCGGATGTCCAACTCATCGTCGTGGATGTGGTGGTGGCAGATTCGGTGGACGCCCCGTAGCGTCCACCATTCGGCAGTGCCGCATCAGACCGCTCGGTCTGATCAGTCCCAGGGGTCAACGCCCCGGCGACGTTGACCGCTAATGCGTCCACGACAATATCCCCCGCGAACGAGGCGATGTTGACCGTCGGGGCCGTTGAATCCCCAGTGGCGGTCGTTGCGCTGCCGGCTGGAGCCGATTGATACACGCCCGTGAAACTGGTGGCCGTGACTCCGATGCCTTCATGCCTCGAATCCCCGAACGTGACGACCACGTTATTCGAACCCGTTGACGGGGCGACCCGATACCATATGGAGGCGTTGACGTTCCCGCTGCTGACATCACCGCTTTTTGTCAGGGCATCGCCATCATAGGTGACGCCGGACGGTGCCGCCGGTGACCCTCCTGCGTCTCTTGCAGATACCGAGACGACGATCAGCCGGTTGTCGGCAGTGCTACATGTGTGCGAATGCGTCGTACTTGATGCTGTGTTTCCAGTGGTGGTGCTTGTGGCGTCGAATGTGACGGTCTGAGTATTCTGGCCATAGTTACCACCACTGGCATCGCCGTCTGATGGCTCGGCTCCCCAGGTCGCGAAGTCCTCGCCCTCGATCCAGATGTCCGCATCGGCCAACCTGCCGTCGTGTCTAGCACCGGCCCAGAACTCGGTATGGACCTCTCCCTCGGTCGCCTGGACTTGGAGCCTGCCGTTGACATCACCAGGCACGCCATAAACATCGACATAATTGGTATGGGCCTGGGCGGCGTCATCGAAGTGGTTGGCGATGGTCCTACTTGATACCCAGGCGGTCGGGACCGTCGCGGCTTGCACGGCGATGCAGGCATCGACATAGCAGGTGCCGGTCGCGCTGGATGCCGTAGCCTCCAGGTGCGGCTTGAACACGGCGGCGGTAGTGGAGCTTGGCACCGTCTGGCCTTCGATCTTGACCAGGGTGAAGGCTGAATTGGTGGACGTGACCTCTACGGTCGCGGTGCTGCTCCCGCCGGTGTATTCGATGTCGAGGACGAACTTGCAGTTGCTCAGTGCGGTGACGTAGACCCAGCAGCCAAACGACCACGTCTCCGCAGCATCCACGTCGGGCAGGGACTGATTCCTCTCGATGACCTGGCCGCTCCCTCCGGAGTTGGTCATCACGAGCTTGCAGCTTGCGCTCCCGTACTTTGCCTGCGTCGTATCACGGGCCGTTGTGCCGGTCGCGGTCTTGCTCTCAGTCCAATCGGCGAGGGCTGTCCCGGCGACCTCGTAGGACGGGTCGAGGACGTAGTTCTCGATCGTCTCCTCGGTCCCTTGCCAGTACGGGTCGACGTCGAGGGACAAGGTGCAGTGGACGAGCTTGGGGTTGGTGGATACCAACCGGACCGCGCTCCTATCCCCTGCCCCGACCGTGAACGTCCCGTCCTGAATGTCTATCGCATACGTGCTGCCATCGCCGGGTGAGTATTGGAGCTGCCACTGGTTGCCGACGCCGGAGAGCGCGTAGGCTCTGGCACGTTCGATGGCGTTCTGGATGTCGCGCAGCGCACTGGTGAGGAGGGCGAGCGTGCTTGCCGTGACGAGCACATCGGCTGAGATCGTGCGCTTCCCTTTGGCGTGACCGGTGATCCCCCAGCTGCTCATGAAGATATTGCCATGCTCGGCCCGGAGCACCTCCGGCACACCCAGGTCCAGCGTCTCGGTCCGTACCATATAGGTGGACCCGGCCAGGTCGTGGGTGGTCGTGCCGTCCGTAAGCGTCAGAGTGATCGCCATCAGCTAGACCGCACCTGTTCCTCTTGCTTTGCCATCCGACCGATGCCGGACCCGACCAGCGCACCATCGAGGAAGACCTGGACCGTCATCGGACTCTGGCCTGCTGGCGTGACCGTCTCGCCACCGTGGACGATCGCCATTCGGGCTTGCCCGGTCGGCCCTGGGACGACGCCCCCATGGGCCAGCGAAGGGAACCCCTCGACGGCTGCGCCCGTCACACCCGCAGCGACCAGGGCAGCCTGCGCTCCGGCCATGATCTCTGCCAGCATGGGCAATTGACCGAGCATGGCCTTCGTGGTCCCCATCTTGGGTAGACCTCGGAACGCCGCAGTCTCGGCCATCATCTCCTTCTGGAGCTTCTGCTGTGCCTCCAGCTCCTTCTTGATTTTCTCTTCCGTATCCAGCTTCTTCTGCAATGTATCCACGTGCTGTCGGAGTAGATCGGCCTGCTGGTGGTATTCCACGCGGAGCTTGTGAGCGGCTATCACCTCTTCTTTGCCGAGGTCGCCTGTCTGGATCTTCGCCATCTCGTCCTGTGCCATCTGCTGGGCCTTGATGATCCCCCGCCTGAAGTCCTCGATGTCCAGGGGCTTTTCGGCAGCGGAGACGGCAACCCCCAGGGCCTTCTTGAACCGCTCTGCCTCGGTCATCAGCTTCGGGAAACTCTCGACGACCGTATCCATGGCCGTGCCAATCCCCTCGGTACCCTTGGCAGACTCATTGAGGGCTTCCAGGAGTTCGGCGTGTTTCTTTTTCAGTGCCTCCGTGGCGTCTGTCGCATCAACCGTCGGGAAGACGAACTCCCCGATCTTGTCCTTCAGTCCGCTGGCAGCCTCCTTGGCCCCGTCGAAGGCTTCCGTCGCCTTCTCTTTGACCGACTCGAAGGCGTGACCGGCCTCCTCCTTGATATCGCCGAATGTGTTTTTGAGAGTTCCTCCGACCGCCTTTGCCGCACCATCCAGTGCCTGGATAGCCTCGGTCTTGCCCAATATGCCCCACAGCTTCCGTACCGCGCTGATCAAGGGTTCCAGCTTCTCACGCACCGCCTCGACCTTCTCAACAACGACCTGCTTGAACTCGGTGAACTTTTCCTTCGCCAGGTCAAGCCCTTTTTTCACGAAGCCGATGATGTGGTCCCAGTTCTTCCAGATAATAATACCGGCGGCGACCGCGCCCGCTATGAGTGCAACCACTCCGGCCACTGGGAGGATGGCTGCGGATAACGCCGTGAACCCTCCTATCAGGGCTGGCAGGAACCCAATCAGAAGGAGTATCGGCCCACCGATCAGACCGAGGCCGGTTGCCGCAGCCAGAGCGATGGCCCCGATCTTGAATATCTGGGGATTCAACGTCTGGACTCGTTCGGAGAGGCTCTGGATGAATCCCACCAGAGGTTCAATGACCGGCAATAGACCTATTCCGATCTTCTCCTTGAGGTCACTGGTGGCATTTGCCATCTGGATGAGTGGGTCGGCGTCTGCCTCGGCTGCACCGCCGACGTCAGCGAGAAGCATTGCGATACGTTCCGCTGGCCCCTGGGCATCAGTGAACTCGATGGACGTTCCTCTGATGCGGTTGGTCACCCCGGCCAGGGCTGGCCCCATTGTGTCGACGACAGAGCTTAGGTCACGGCCAGTCAGGGATGCGATATCCATGGCAGCCGGGAGGGCTTTCAACGCGAGTTCTGTCGACCCCAGGGTTGGGACTAATTTCGCCAATGCGCGTATCTGTACCTCATCCCCGAAGTTTGTCTTCCGCTGGAGCGCAGCGGTCGTGGCCATGATTTCCTGTTCCATATTCCCGAACGATTCTCCCGCGTTATCCATGACCGCGGACAGGGTGTTGATGGCCTTCTCCTGCTCCAAGGCGGCATTGACGAACCCCTTGATAGCGATGACGCCACCGGCACCCATTGCCGATAGACCCACACCAGCGATCTTGGCCCCGCGGCTGATCCCCTCCAGGCGTTGCCGGAAGCCCTTCACCGCCCGGTCGGCGTCCTTGGTGTCAGCCCCGACCGTTATCCTGACTTCATTCGCCATTGGGTTCTCCGGATTCCTCGCCCGATTCCTGTAGAAGGATCATGCTATGCAGTATCCGGTCCGCGTCCTCGGCCATCATGGCACTGGGCAGACAGTGATACCGCTGGCACAGCCTGTCGATCATCCTGGCCTCGGTCAGCTCCCAAGGCTCGTTGACAGGTTCGCCAGTGCCTCGGTCGACTCCTCCTCCGACCCACCGCCACCGTTGTACTGCGCGGATAAAGGGGCTGGTGGATGGACCACCGCCTCGATCCATCCACCCATCAGCGCGGTGACCAGGCCGCTGTCAGCGACCTGGCATACGCCATCGCCCGTGGTCGGGTAGGGTCTACCTTCGTCGTCGACAAGGTTCCACTCGGCCAGGAACTCATCGCCGAACCGTTTCAGGGCTTCGACGCTCGTCTCGGCACTCGTGTCCTCGGAGTTCTTTTGATACCAGAAGAGAGTCGCGAACGGGACCGAGGTGATGACCGTCGCCTCCACGCCATGCCACGGCGAGCCTTCGGCAAAATCCACAATCGCCGTCCTTTTCGCGACCCTAAATGCCTCTTGCTTTCTAGAGGTCATAGAGCCTCCTCCCGTAGTTATCCAGTACCGGCGTCTAGGACGCCGCGCTATGGGCGTCCTAGACGCCTCCTACGACCTTATGCCCAGGTCGGGACGACGCCACCGGCCAGCGTGCCAGGGCATGACCAGGTGAGTTCTCCGGATGCGGCACGGGTCAGGGCGTAGTCGTTGAAGAACGTCTCATTCGGCAGGCTTTGGCCCGACACGGTAATCGTCACCGTCCGAGCGACCGAGGACGATGGAACTGTGGAAAATACAGCGTGGGCCACGTTGCTCGCATCGTCGAAGACGCCGTTGATGGTGCAGCTAAAATCAGCGAGCAGCTGGAGCCGCTCCTCTGCGGACTTGTCCAACCCAGTGACGACCTGGATGTTCCGAGGGGTGGACAGGCTGAAGTCCGTGATATCGTTAGAGATCGTCCGCGCCGACCCGCTGCTGTCATCCACCGCAATCGACATTGCTATCCCACTTTCCTTAGCCATTGATAACCCTCCTCAAACGTCTTAAATGGGCGTCCGAATCCTCGACGAACGCATCCCCGTCCGGATATATCAGCGTGCGGCCTCCCTCCATACGCCCGATGTCGAATACGGGATAGCGTTCATAGTGCCTGTCAAAACAGTCCTGCCCTGCGCGAAAATAAAACGTCACCATGCCAGGACTTTCGATGCGCTCTGTATATTGTTTCCTCGTTCCTCCGGTCCGTATCAAGTCGATGAGGTCTTGCTGGGCCGGTATCGCCAGCACCACCATCCATCCATGCTCCTGGTTCGGGCATCTCGCGACCGTGCACGATATCTGCCTCTCCGCTCCACGGGCCAGCTTCGCCTTGAATTTAGTCTTGCCGCTAGGAGTAGGTGACACGATCAGTCGATTCCCCGCGCCTAAAACTGACGGTGAAACTCACCGGGTTGAATGTCCCTGTAGAAATGACGCGCACGTACCGCTCCACCGTGCCGGAGACAGTCACTCGCTCCGACCCGACGGCGGTGACCTGTGTGAACGCCACGAGCGTCCCCCAGGAGGACCCGTTGCTGGAGTCCTGCACCGTTGCGGTGAAATTGGAGCCTGTGAAACTTGTCACATGGAGGATAGCCTCCGCTCCAGCGGTCGTCTGCGCGGACTGATCGAGCGTCGCGCCGTTGGCCGCGCCCGTGTCGGTCTTCGACCCCGGCGTCAGCATGACGCCCCAGGCCGGGGCCACCCCGTCATTGAGGCTCTCGATGTCGAAGGAGAGCGCACCGTCTGCCGACCGGCTCGGGTCGTAGCTCGTGGACAGCCCTGACATCATGCCTGCTTTGTCACCGACGGTGGCCCCCATCGCCCACGTGAAGACGCTCGCAGCCGTCGGTACTCGGCTGGCGAGATGGGCTGCTCCCGCCGCATCATTGAACCAGACGTTATATGACACATTGCCACCGACCAGCCCCTGCACCCGCTCCATCGCCGATGAATTTATGCCGGTGACATCCAGCACAGCCACCGGCGTCGACCAGGAGCCGATAGAGGACACATCGCCGGATACATCGTAGACGCCCTGGAAAAACTGCTCGGCTAACCCTGTACTCTTGGCCATAATCCCTCCCTATGCCGACTGGGTCGCGCTGCCGTCCACGATCAACGGGACGGTTATGTCACAAGTCCTGAACATCGTGGTCCCGATGCTCACGTAGCCATATTGTGCATTGAAGCCCTGCCCGTACTGTCCCGCGATATCGATCGCCCTCATGGTCGCGCCCAGGTCGAACTCCCCGATCAGGTTGCTCGATATCTGCGAGACTGCCAGGGCCATCTCAGTCTCCACCTGTCCCGCGTCATCACCCTGGCCGAAGGCCGCTCGGCGGTAGAGCCGGACCGTCACCACGTGCTGCTCTATCGTCGTGGAGAGCGTCAGCTGCACCACGCTCGCACTCGCCATATAGATCGCCGCGTGGAGCTTGTCCGTGGCGTCCGGAGGGCTGGACGGCTCGCCGATCCGCGTCTCGGAGACATAACCGGTCCTCGCTATATGCGATGCGATGGCGTCCAGGGTCGCCTGGATGTTAAAGGCCATCAGGCATTCATCCTTCGGACGAACCGCTGGATGTATGCATCAAAGACCTTCTTCGACCGCTTCTGGAGGTACTGCTTGGTCATCCGGAACTGGGCATATCCCTTGAAGCGCGTGCGCTGATTGCGTGAGCTTGCGCCCTCCAGCCACGGGCCATAGATCACTCTCCCATCGTCAATGACCGCTCCCAAGTTCTTGAAAGTGGTCGAGATGCTCCGGCGGTAATGACCTGTACTAGCTTGCCCCTTCTGCGCCTGTGCAACCGTCAGGAACACGCCGCTGCTATCGTCCTCCAGGTTCGTCGAGCCTTGTGGCCGGAACTTCAGGGCCAGTCGTTCCTCGCCCATCTGCACCAGCTCCTTGACCGCGCCGTTTATCTCCCGGTCCAGGTTCGGTCCACCGGCCCGGAATATCGGCCCTGTCATATCCATGGTCACATCAAACCGCATCAGAGCGCGTACTCCCTGGCTCTGAGGTATTGCTCGGTCACCCTCATCGACAGCGCACTCAACTCCCGCCCGGTCATCTCGATCGATGCGTCACCGACACCGATGGCACGGCCCCAGGCCGCGGCCTCCTGGGTGTAGGCGGCGATCGCCATCGCCATCGTCAGCTCGCGGATCGGGCCGGGTGGACGGTAGGCAGAGACGGCGGTGGAGTCGGCATGAACCGCCCCGGTGGTCCCGTTGACCCCGCGCTCGATGGTGAGCGTGCGGAAGATATGGATGGCGGTGTCGTTATTGTGGGCCGCGAGCGTCGTCCCGTTATAGGCTCGCTCCACCGTCAGGACCGTGGAGGTCGTGGCCCGGACCAGCATCTCCTCGCTGTCCACCCTCACGATCTCGCCGACGCTGATCCCGTGCGTCCCTCCATCCACCGTCACGTTCTCCGATTTGTCGGCGGTCAATGCACCATTGACGAGGATGGATGCCAGGGCCGCGGCGGTCTTCTCGGACACGAAGACTTGCTCGCTCTCGATCAGGAGCGTATCGCCGACGTTGATCCCGCTGGTGAGCGATCCGTTGGAGCAGACCATCTCGGTCGCGGTGGCGTCGGAGGATAGCCCGGAGGAGACGGTCCCGACTGATGTCGTGTCCGCGCTGAAGCCCCAGGAGCCAGCAACACTGATCGACCGCTGTGAGGTATCACCGGCTTCGAAGGATGCGGTACTGCTGATGTCGATCTCTATGCGGTTATACGGAGGGGAGGAGTTGACCGGCTCTAGGAAATAGTCGGAGGAGGAGATGGTCGTGGGGCTGGAGTCCTGGGCCTTGGTCTTGAGCGCGGAGACAGAGATAAGGTCCGCATCAAGCCAGAGGATGGAGCCGGTGCCATAGATACCGGGCCACCGAAAGAGGCGGGTCTGGGTCTTGGGGACGAACCAGCGGTGGGTCGCGTTGTCGATGTCGCGGCTGGCGGCCTCGATGAGCCGGTCGATGGCCTCATCGTTCTCGTTGCCGTTGGATCGGACGGCTCGCTTCACACCCTCACGGGTGGCGTACCAGTTTGGCACATCCCCTGCTTTCTAGGACGGGCCACCTATTCTATTTCGTCAGCCTGTCCAGGTATAATTCCCAGCCGGACAGTTTCTGATCCCGTCTGGCCGGATGTCGAGTACCTCACCATCGATGGGACAGGCGATCGGAGGCGTGGTCTGGGCCAGCCTCCGGTCCTCCTGCGTCCTCTTCCGGATATCCTGTAGCTGCTGCCAGGACATCAGCGATAATACATCCGCAGGACGCCCTCCTTGGTGTTCCCCGCGTTGCTTACCACAAGTGATAACGCGCCCATGAACGCGGCACCATCCTTGGCATCGCCACCGGTCAGCAACTGCTCGCTGTCCGATGTATGCCGGTTGGCGAGTCCTCCTGCCGCGATGTCGATCGCGTCCTCATCGTTGATCACGATGTCATAATTCGCGGTCGGGGCCGTGCTGCCAGGGTTGGTCGCGAATCGCAGGGCCACGCCACTCAGCACCTTGGTGTCCGTGCCGGAGACATCCCCGGACGCATCGCTGGTCCACGACCACTGCACGTATTTGACCGTCGCGTGGTCGGAGTAGGTAATGGTCACAGAGCCTGCCATCTACTCCTCCTCGGCCTCGGCCTCTTCTTCGGCAGCGGCCTCCTGGGCTACGTCCTCGGTCTGTTCCTCCACCGGCTCCTCGGCTGGCTCCTCCACTACGTCAGGCGGGGCCACCGCCGTACCAGCAGCGGCAGCGCGTTCGGCCTGCATGTTGGCGAGCGCACCGGGTTTGCCCTCGTCCCAGCTTGACAATACTCTGGGCATTCTTACGCCTCCAGGTTCACCTGACAGAATGTGAGCTTGCGAATGGTCATGACGTTGGCCGTGGCCTCGCCGGTGAGGAACTCCACGCTCAACCTTAGCTCCTCGTCGTTTGGGAGGTTGGTCGTCGCGGTCTGGGTGGAGGTCAATGAGCCGTTGACATAGCTGTACAGCGACTCGGCTGCACCGTCCCAGACGAACTCCATGTCGACAACGGTGTCGTCTGCCAATGTCGCGACATCCTCGGTCTTCGTTTCGGTGCTGTCCTTTTCGACGAGGAAGTCCAGACCAGCATCGCCGTCGACCGACTGGTATCCGATCCGGTCTGTGACGCCGCCGAGGATCGCGGTATCGGTGACGGCCAGCCCCGCGAAGAAGTCGGTCTGGTCAACGTCGTTGATACTCATCTTGAGCCGGAAATAGACCCAGTTGCCGGAGTTGAGCAGGATGCTCTCGCCGAGCAGCTGGTAACTCCCACCATCATTCTCGTCTGCGGCGCAGGTGATGGTGCTCGCGCCCCGCTCGGTATTGGATGCCGTCCATTCGGTAGTCCCGCTCCCAGCCTCCACCACCGTCGCCGTATAACCGAGGGGATCGGTCGCGTCCGGCTGACAGTCATGGTGCTGGAGATCGTAGAACTGGACGTTCTCACCGATGGCGTTAACGATCCGGTGCCTGTGGGTTTGGTAAAACAGCAACCCACCATTTTTATACTCACTATGCAAACTTGTAGCCACGTCGCAGCCTCCTCGCTGCGCCCCGTAAGGGGCGACGGTCTACTTGATGACGACCTGCTTGGGCCGTCCTAGTCGGCCATACCGCTCCGGTATCTTCGGAGGGAGTATCCTGGTGTTCAATATTGAACGCCCAGGCTCGACCCTCTGCCGGATCTTGCCCGTATGGCGGCAGTGCTGGGCTTGCGTACCAGCACAAGCGGCACTGCCGCACTCCGAGCAGACCAGCGCGTCGACCAGCATGGTTAGGTGATCGCCTCACGCGGCGGGTCAGCCGGATACTTGGGATCGACCAGGATCACCAGACCGGCCCCGTCCACGGGGTCGTTCGCCGACTCAGTGGCGACCATGCGGACGTACTTGTCGGTCCCACTCAGCTCGTCGGCTCTGATCTCCATCGCATACGCCTGGTTCGTGCCAGCGGTGGTCGTGAAGCCGCTGGAGGTAGCCGCGGTGATAGACCCCCAGGTGTTGCCACTGGTGCAGACGGCGTAGTTGAACGCGACTGCCGTCGAGGTGGTCGGGGTCGTATCGTCGCAACTCTCGATGGTGACCACTGCCGTCCCGGTCCCACCGGCACCTTCCACGAGGACGAACACCGCGCCGCCATAGTTCGCCAGCGATATGACGTCGGTCGTCATGTTGCCGTTGTAGATGTCCTCGTTCGCGGTGACTATCCCGGCGTGGTATATGTTCAGTTCCGTCAATGCACTACGTGCCATTGTTCATACCCTCCTTGATTCCGATTCTGTTACGACCTGGTCGCCAGGGCTACCGCCGGGCTGACGGTGTTGGAGCCGTTGCGCGGGGTCAGTGCGCTGTCGAGCCACATCCTCCCGTCGAGCCGCTCGGAGAACAGGAAGACCGTCTCCTGCGTGGTGAACCGCACGTGGGGACTGGCCGAGGTCGTGAGAGCCTGTCGGTCACCGATGAGGTAGTAGGACAGGTCCACGAGCATCAGGTCGCCCACGGTCCCCAAGGTCTTGCACTTCTCCGTGAAAATAATGGGGCGACCGTAGATGCTGTTCGGTGGCCCTCCAGCCACGTTGGACACCCAGACCGGGCCACCACCGGTGCCTACCGCCTGGGAGAGGCTGGCGAGTTGTGGGAAGGTATCGTTGTGGGCCAGCCACACGCTGTTCCCCAGACTGGAGGGAAGCATCCGCGAGTACATCTTGTCGAGGTTTTCCTTGACGATCGTGGTCGCCGCCTGGCCAGTCTCCTTGGCGACGCTGATGAGGCATTCGGAGTTCAGGATGCCCTGGGGCTGTCCTGCGCCGGTCCCGCTGATGAACGCCACATCCTCGAAATATGAGATGGCCTGGCCGAACAACCGGGTCAGGAGCGTCTCGATCGCGATGGCACTGTCCTGAACCAACTCGTTCGAAATCACCGTGTAGCCGGTCAACTTCTTCGCGTCGAGGACTACCTGCCCGAACGCGGGCTGGTTGGTGGATGACGAGATGTCCTCGCCCTCTGATCCCCAGGACGCCGACACGCCGCCGAACAGGTTGGATGCGTGGCTGGTGTCCTTGATCGAGGGGATGCGGAGGACATTCGACCCCATCGGCATCGTGAAAGCCCTGGGCCGGATCACCGACTGCTCCAGGGGGATCTGCATCAGGTCCGGCCGAAACTCCTCCGGGACCAGGAAGCCGCCCGTATCCCCGAAGTTCTCGCCCAGGTTCCGGGTGTGCATCAGGCGAGAATCGATCCCGAAGCCGTTCCCAGCCTCGAACACCTTCTGGAAGAACTCGCCCTTGCTCTTCCACTTCCCGTCCTCGCTGGCCCCAAGAGCATCCTCGTTGTACTCGGCCACCGGGAGCCTCTTGGCACCCGACCTGGAGAGTACATCGGCCACTGCCGCCTTGACCGCGTTCCCGGTTTGGGACTGGATATGGCTGTCCAATAACTCCTCCAGCTCTACCTGGCTATCCGGCATCCCATCCTTCATGATAGAACCTCCTCAAGTGCTGCTTCGGTCGCTGCCGCCGCCTCGGCGTAGGCGTCGAACTCCTGCCGGTCCTCCGGCTTGTCGCCGTCTCCGTAGTCATCCTCATCCACCGCCTCATCATCAGGGTCGGGGTTTTCATCGTCACCAGCGTCACCAGCGTCACCGATGTCCCGCTTGGGCTTCTCCCCGCGGCCCTTGTCGTCGTCGGTCGGTGCGGGATCGCTGATGCTGTCGAGCCGGTCCAGGACTATCTCGCTGAGGACGTCGATGATGTGCTCCACCTGCTCCTCCGAGAGCGTGGGCGAGTCCGAGTCCTTCTCCACCAGCCGCTCCTGGACGATCTCGGCCATGACGGGGTGGAGGTTGGGCGACTTGACCATGCGCTGGAGGGCATCGGGGTTGCTCGGTACGGTCACCGCGGACACCTCCAATAGCTCCTGGCCCTTGTACTCCATGCCCTGTATGCCGAAGCTGTCGTCCTTGTGGAGCGGGACCGCTTTGTCCATGTCGGGGATAAAGCCGACGCTGAACGCCAGGGCCTTCTCCTTCGCCAGCTCGAACGCCCAGTCGGCCTCCTCGTTCCCGCGCCCGATGAAGAACCTAGCGATGCCCTTCATACGCGTACCTACGACATCCATGGACTCCCAGACGCCGATCTGGGACCGGAGGCTGTGGTAGTCATGGGAGGAGAGGAGCACCGGGTGGGAGGAGAAGTTGCCGAGGTTCCAGCCCTCGGCCCGTATCACGTCACCGTCCCGGTCGATCGTCTCCGAGGACACGATAGCCGAGACACGACCGGTCGCCTCGTCCAGCACCTTGATGTCCGGGCGCATCACCTTTGTCCTGAACATCCGAACGCTCCTTGCCGCGCAGGCTTCCTCTGTCTCCCGCATCACCGTGGCGCAGTACCCCTGCGGGTCGCCCTTGTCCTGGTTGGCAGCGATGCAGGCGTCCATGTCGGCATACTCGCAGTCACCGCCGAAGGGCATCCCGCCTCCAAAACAAAAAGCCCGACCAGCAACCTCCGGTGGAGTTGCAAGTCGGGCCACACATGGGCCTCGCGGATGGCACTGGCTCACAGAGGAGCGCACACCGTCACTGGGTAGAATACCACTGATGTCAACCCTAGGTACGCCCTAGGTACGCCGTGGGTATGCCCTAATGGCGACCCTTGAGGATGCCCAACTTACCGCCGAACCGCGCCCACTCGCTCACGCTGACCTTCCCGTCAGCCAGCATCGCTTGACCATAGAGGATGGCGGCATTGCGCTCCTCCGCGGTATCGAGACAGCTGACGATCCTCTGGGCCAGCAGTATCATCTGCCGTTTGTCCTCCGGCACGAACCTCAGCAGCCAATTCATGGCGACACCTCCCATTCATGCTTGCACCGGCGACACCGGACCGGCGTCCCGTATGCGACGTTCGCCCCGTGCTTGCGGTTGCACTGGGGACAACGGACTTCGGCCCGAATCATGACTAGCATCCGAGGCCGGGGAGGATTGATGATTTCAATATCCCCAATACCAAAAAGCCATTTCGCTCTTTTTGAGGCTTCGGGCCGTTCAGGCATGGCTACTCCTTCACCAGTATGTCCAACATCGTAATGCCGTCTTCAATCTCCTCCACACCTACCACCCTATACCGCAATCCTCGCCGCAGGATAACCTCTCGTTCCTCGATATAGCGAGCAGCATCCCCTAGAGCTAGACCAAATTGCTCTCCCTCGGCTCCCACGGTACGGAGCACGGCCCGTGGAGTGCCAGCAGGCATTAACTCCGTCTCCAGTGTCCGAGCGATATCACTATCGAGGGTGAAGGATGTAAAGGCTTTGTCGCGGAACTCAGTCCCTATTAGCGTATTTAAATCATCCGTCCCAAAAACCTCCTGGGGATTTCCAACGCTCCTCCATAGTTCTGTATTTCGGACATCAACATCCCCATAGCGTAGGATTGCATCATCCATTTGGCCTATCGTTTTCTGTAATTCGGGCGGTACAACCCCCGAGCGAAGTCCACCGTTGATATCTACAAAGTCACTTTCCGCGTATCTATTGAGCGTGTCGTACTGAACGTCTGATGCAGCATCTATGCCGCCGCCTTGGTGCTCCAGCGCACTGGACGGCGGCACATCCGTGACAATTGAGTCCTCGCTGATCGGAGTGTCGCGGTAGAGGACGGTACATCGGCAATTCGGGTGTTGCGGGATGGTTTCGTCACCAGAAGGGAAGATTGCATCAATGGGTATCCAGCCCTCCGCTGCGTTGATTGCACACAATTCGCTGACTCCCACATCGCCCTGGCTGATCCATCGCTTCTGGGTACGGCCTTGGCTCTTGGCTGCGGTCTTCTGGCCGTTACCCAGGGCCGTGGATGTCTCGGTCCGGGCCACCATCCTCGCCCGTTCACGGCTGAAGGCGACGTCTCGCCGGAGGTTGCGTTGCAGTGTGCCGAGCGATTCGCCCTCCCTTATCGTCTCGGCCACCAGCCCGTTGACACGGTTGCGGGTGTATCGCTCCAGGTTGAGGTCGCCGTCGATCCGCAACAGTTTCTTTCCGCGTTCCTCGGCGAATAGGGCCGCGAGCCGCTGCACCTCTGGGATGGGCATCACCGGTGCCTCTACGACCAGGACCAGCGTGAACGCCTCGGTCAACTCCTCGACCACCTCGTCGTTATACTTGGCCCACCAGTCCCAGTCGTACCCGTCGGCGATCCCAGGGGTGAGCTTCGTCCGCGGCGTCGCGGCTTTGTCCTCCCGCTCCAGGTACGCCAGGAGGCCGTCCAGCTCGGCCTTGAGCCGTCGCTTCCATCCTCGCTCGATCCGGTTGGCCTCGCGGTTGGCCTCCGGTGGATAGCCCTCGATGGGGTCGACCTTGACGGTACGGCGGGGCTTGTCCCGATACCCGGCCTCTTCTGTTTCCTCTCCCTCTTCCGGTTGCTCCTCCGGTGCCGGTGCCGGTGGTGGTGCCATGATTGGCCGCAGGGCTGGGCTGGACTGTAGCTCGTCACCCTCCGGCCCGGCCCAGTCGTCCTCGCCGAACCGTCGGCGGGCTTCGTTCAGCGTGAGGATTCTCTTCTCGTATCCTATGCTGCCTTCCTGGATCGCCTCGGCCCGGTTGTCGGGGACGGGATCGATGAAGTCGAACTCCAGCGAGTCGCCGTCCGGGTAGAGCTTGAGTAGCTTCTCGTTGAGAGCCGCCCTGATCCTGATCAACCGCGGCCTGATGAGCCACCGGGCGTACATCACCTCGGCGGCCTCGGCGTTGGCACGGTTGACGCTCTCGGTGATGCCCATGATAGGGAGGGGCATCCCGAACGCGCCGAGGATCTGGTCGCGTTCAAACCGGCGCAACTGCTCGAACTGCATATCCCGCTGGGTCAATTTGCGGTCCTTCCAGGTGCCGCGCTCCAGGATGGCCACCCGGTGGGCGTTCGCCACGCCCTGGTGCTGCCACCGCCATCGCTCGGCGAGCCGCTGGAAGTCGGCGTCCTGGAGGTTGCCGGGAAACTCGATGATGCCACCCGGCTCGGCTGAATTGCGGAAGAAATTCTGCATCCACTCCGCGGCCATGCGCTCGGCACCGAGGTCGACCATCATGGACTGCACCACGCCTATGCCCCGATATGCGTCCATCGGGTTGGGGTTCCGCGTGTAGATCACATCCTCTTTTTCGAGTGACATCACGGTCGCACCGAGCCGGTACTCGTAGCTAGCGATGAACTCGGTCGGGTGCGGTATGGGCCGCATCCGATCGGGCCGGACCACCTGTAGCTCCACCGGCACTCCCGCCCCGTTGCGGACCATCACCCACCACATCTCGCCGACCAGCTCCATGTGCTGCTGGCTCGTCTCAAGGAAGTCGGCCCTGGTGACGAAGGGATTAGCCGACCGCCAGAGGTCGATGGCCGGATGGGCGTCTATCTCGTCACGGTCCGGCCCCTGGACGCGGTAGAGCCGCCACTCCTGGGCCGCGATGGACTGGGCGATCCGGTTCACGACCGCGAACAGCCAGCCGACGCTGGTCATCGCACCCAGCTGGGACAGCTGCCCGGACGGCTGCGCTGCCGCTCCGAGGCCCACGAGGCCAGGGTTCAGCCCGGTCGGCAACCGTTCGCTGTTGATCTTCGTGGTCGTCGCGTCGAGGAAGCGAGTCAACAATGACATTCCATCACCTCGTCCGTATGGTCTGGGCTACCGCCGCGAGTCCTACCGCAGCCACCAGGAGCGAGGTCACGACGACCCCCAGGGCATAGGCCAGCGTCCCGACCAGCAGCGACGCCGATGCCAACTCCGCAGCGATCACGTACCGCTCCCGCATCTCAGAAGAACCTGATATTCGGTGCGCCCTGGTTGCTTAGATCGCTCAAGGCATAGACCGCGGCGTCCACCAGGTCGTCGTGCTCGTTGGCGATCGGGAACGCGCACATCTGGTCCTCGGCCTCGGCGAAGACTCCGACATGATGGACCCGGCCCTGCTCGTACAGGGCGGCGATCGGCTCCGCTCGCAGCGTCTTCCCCCGGCTCGCCCGGATGGCCTCGACGTTGGCACTCCTGCCGAGTCCCTCGCAGACCCGCTCGATCGTCTCGATCACCATGTCCCCGCCGTTGTTGACCTCACACACGATCTTGTCGGCCTGCCAGCGGTCGTATGCCTCCAGGGCTTTCGTGGCCCACTGCTGGGGAGGGAGCCGGTAGCCGTCGATAGAGAGCATGTAATAGTCCCCGTCCGAGCCGACCCCGGCGACCGCGATGGCCGTCTCGTCGCTCTCCGTGTTGGCGGTGACGGCTGGGTCGATGGCGACCACTATCCGGGGCATGTCCAGCACCTTGACCTCGGCCTCGCCCTCCTCAGTCTCCTCCACCTGGACCGAGGTGGGCGGCTCGGATCTCCGGTGGTTGTCGATCCAGTCCACCCGCCACAATGCGCCCTCTATCTCCTCTATATACTCGCCCAGTAGCTCCTGGCGTCCGAGCCTGGTGCCGCCATAGCGACGCTCCAGGGCCTCCACCGCGGACTGTGCCAGGGCCGGGTTGTCGTACATGGTCCCGTGGGTCGTCACGGTCCCGACCTCGCTCTCCAAGGCCCGGACCCATCTGGACGCCTTGGGCGTGGTCGTCGCGATGATCCGAGGATGGGAGCCGAGGCGCACGCCGAACGTGGCCTGGTCATAGCTCTCGCGCTTCCATAGGGCCAGCTCGTCAGCCCAGAGCAGCGTCCACTGTGGACCGTTCCACCTGGCGGGCTCCTCTGCGCCCATGAACTTGACGTAGCCCCCGTCACGGTGCCGAGCCTCCATCATGGACCGGTTCCAGTCGAACTCCCTTCGGGCGATCGTGATCAGCCCAGACTCGCCCTCGCCGCAGACCTCACGGGCCGACTGGATCGTGGGCGCACCGATGCCGACACGGGCCTCGCGGCCATAGGTCCGGAGGTGGTCGAGGACGTACCGTGCGCCTCCCTCCGTCTTGCCGCTCCCGCGGCCACCGAGCATGATCCAGAGCCGCCAGTCCCCGTCCGGTGGCACCTGGTGGGGATAGGGCTGCCACTGACGGCCCCCAGCATTGGCGTCGACGCCGAGGAGCATCGAGGGCCGCGGGATCGTCGTCGTCATGTCAGATCGCCCTGTCTTCCTTCCTCGAACGGTCCTATGGCCTGCTCCAGTATGCGGTCGGCACCCAGGGCGAACTCCTGCTGCCGCCGGTCTGAGTCATCGTAGACGTTCACCTGCTGGAAGAGGGCCACGATGTGATGGATCACCGGGGCCAGCATCTCTACCTCTATAGCAGCGCGGGTGGTGGCCTCGCCACGGGCCAGCCGTTCCAGCTTGACGCCGATGTCTGCCAGGTAGCCGGTATCCCGCGGCGTCAGCTGGTCGAGGTTGTTGGATACCTGCACCAGCCCTCGACCGGCGATCTGGAGCATGGCAGATCCTACCCTGGCCTGCCGGTCATTCATATCAGAGATAGTAGAGGCGTGGTTGTTGGTCTGGAGGACCTGGGCCTTATCGACAGCGGATTGGACGCGTTCCTGCCAGTCGAAATGGGCCGAGTAGTTCTTCAGGGTGTTCAGGGTGATGGATAGCCCACCATCAGCCAATATCGCCTGCAATTTGGGAAGAGAACGGTTCGGACCCATGGCTAAATAGATGTCGAAGAACCCCTCGGCCCTCTGTTTGGCCGCGTTGTGGCGTCCGTTGGTGGGGCTGATCGGGTGATTAGCCATAGTGCTCTATATACACAGACGATGATGGGCGAGGAGGGCCGTGAGCTGGGGGAAGGGTCCGCGACCGCACCGGCACCAGAAGCAGACGCCCGGTGAGAAGTGTTGAATATTCAACATCGGAGACGGTCCCTCGGGGCATCCAATTCGTTCAATTCGTCGATTCGTACCCCCGTTGAATGGAGCGAGTATAGCACAAGCGGACAAAAACCCATGAAACGCCGGTTGTTCTCCGCTACCCATGGGAAACATCCGAAACATCCGAAACATCCGAAA